CCGTGGTCAAGTCCAACTGCCGATTCTGAAACCCGAGGTTTTCCCCGAACTGGCTGGCCTGTTGGGCAAGGCTGGCGTCTTGCATGGCCTGCTGTGCGGCAAGGCTCTGGTCTTGCGCGTAGGCTTGGCCCTGCAGCCCTGCGGTTGCGTTGGCGATGCTGGTATTCGCATCACGCAGCGCATTGGCTTGCAGGACGCCTTGACGGCTCCCACCGTAACCACCGGCCTGCATGGCTGCGTTGTTGATCTGCGGCAGGATGTTGCGTTGCAGGTTGCCAGTAACCTGATTGCTGACTGCATTGGCTTGGTTCTGCAGGTAGGGGTTAGCCCCCGAGAAACTGTTATAGAAGGCCATTGGTCCCCCGTGTGGCAAAAGGATTGGCAGCAACACCGGAGGCCAGAAGCCCCTGGCCATAATTGCGCAGCCCGGCGAATTGCTGCGCGTATTCCGGCGATTGCAAATAGTTCTGCTGTGCGGTCAGGCCTTGCCGCTGCAAGGCATTCAAGCCGCCGTTTGCAAGTTGGGCTTGCATGGTGCTGTTGACAGCAGGCAGGAGCCCACCGGAGCCATACAAATAGGCTTGCATCTGCGGGTCTAGCTTGTTGGCCGTGGTCTTGCTTTCGTCGTTTGACTGCCCACCCAGCAAACCGCCGAGGATCGTCGCGGCAGTGCCGCCATTGATGCCCAAGGCGCTACCAATGGTGTCCAAGACGTTTGGCTTTTTCAGGTACTGCTCAAGGCCTGCGGGAGTCGTGGCGGATGTTGGAGGCCCCATGACAGCGCCGCTACCTGTGCCAGTTCCTGCGGTCCCAGCGCCAGATGTGCCAGCAGTACCAGAGGACAAGGCAGAAGTACCACCACCAAGGCCCCCAAGGGCCAAAGGGCCAGTAGCCACCGTCAATGCGGGATTCGCCCCAAAGCTGCCCAAGGCCCCCGGCAGATAAGCGTCACCAAGAACGGTCCCGGTCGCTGCGTTCAATGCCCCAGGTAGGAATGCGTCACCCGTGCCAACGGCCAAAGCGCCCAGCGAAGTCGCCGCCGGGTTGGCGCCGTAACGTGCCAGTGCGCCTGGCATGGTGGCATCACCCAGCACCGCGCCGGTTGACGCATCCAGGGCACCCGGCATGAAAGCATCACCGGCCCCTGCGGCAGACCCACCAATCCCCGCAATCATTTGCCACAATCCAGCACCCACACCGGCCAAAATCACGCCCTTGAGCAGCTTGTCCAGCAGCGTGTCGCTGGTGTCTGCAATGGTCGTGTTATTGGTCGGGTCGGCTTGGCCTGCCATGGTGTAAGCGTTCATGGTGTCGCCCACGTTCTGACCGTCGGCGGAATACCACCCCACCTGCACGCTTTCCATATCGCCGGTTTGAGGATTGTACTTTGTCTCATACCGAGGAGACATATACTTGCCGCTGGCAGGGTCTTTGTAAGTTCCGGTAAAACCCGATTGGTCAGGGCCTTGGCCGAAATACTGCGCCGCTGCGTCAAACATGGGCGCACTGGCCGGGCTGGGTGTGGCCGGTGCCGCCACAGTCTCAGGCGCCGGAGCCGCAGGCGCGACCATTTCAGGCCTGGTGCTGAAGGTCTGAGCCGGTGCAAGTTGGAAACCTTCGCCCGCCCACTGCTGCGCGATATTCGGGTTTGCCGCTGCGATCTGGGCCACGTCTTGACCCTTGGACAGGATCTGATAGCCGTTCGGCCCGTCGTAGTAGGCCCGGCCCCCGCCCATGCTGTAAATCGTGCCGCCACCCCACGGGATGCGCTGGCCCACTGGAAGCACGTCAAACGCGGCATTGAAGTTGGCTTGTAGTTCCTGAAGGCTTGCCATGTGTGTTCCTTATCCGAGACGGTTCCAGGCGCCGCCGTATCGCGCATACATGCCCCTGCCGCCAAGCCCAAGAGCCGTGGAAAGCGAGGCGCTCACAAAAATGATGGTCCCGTCCGTGTACTTGGTCGGTAGTGCGCTCAGTTCCTTGAGCTTCAGCACGTCCTCTGGCTCTGCCTTGGTGCGTGCAATGCGCTGAAATTCCGTCGCCAGCCATGACAACAGGCCTTGATCGGCGGTAACGTCCGAGGGAATGGCTGAAGGGCTGTAGAAGCTCATCAGTACATCCCCATTGGCTCAATGTCCACGTCGTAGGACTTCAGGCGCCAAGCTGAGTCATCCAAGGACGTGAAGCGCACCGCCAGGAAGCGCCCCGAGGCAAATGAATCAACCCGGTAGCTGCTGCCCACGGTGTAGGTAACTGGTGCTGACCATGTGCAGCCTTTTTCTGCGTCCATGGAGCCGCCAAACTCAACGCGTATTTGCGTGCCTGCGGCTGCGTCGAACCGTGGATAGAGGCCTTTCATCACCTTGACCCGATCCGGTGCGTCGAATGCCAAGCCCTCGCGCTCCAACACGGATGTGTAAGACGCTCCCGAGTACGTGCCGCCAGAGTCGGCAAGGACAATCAGCGGATCGGTCGAACAGCCCACCAGTCGCGCCGCAGTGGGGGCAAATGGGTTGCTGTTCCATGCTTCTGCCCAAGTCGCCCACGTTCCGGTCTGTGCGCTCCATGCCGTGGCGCTGCTGATCGTCACTTGCCCATTGCAGGCATAGGCCAAATTATTCAGGTCGCGGATGGTCCAGTTGTCATCGATGTAGTTCCAGACCAGTGCGATGGTCGGCACGCTATCGCCCGGCGTCGGGATGCAAACCCAAACTTCATTTTTCGGCGGGTTGCTGACCAAAAACGCCCGCTTGTAGTTATCGCTGTCCAAGTTGTTGAACAGCCATTTCCGCATCCGCGCATTAATGATGCTGCGCGGTCCCTGTCCGCTGTGCGAGATCACATCGCCAGCGGTCAACACGGCATGCCCGCCTGGAAAGTTCGCAATACACCCACGGGCCAAGGCGCCCACGTCACCGGGTAGCTTGCGGAAGTTCCAGATGAAGTCAGCACCGCCCAAGGTCTGGGCAAACATGGCGCGTTCCTTGTAGATGATGTTCATGTCCCCCATAGGGAGGCAGTCCACCATCAGGCTCGGTTCTTCGGCCAGATCCAATTCGCCCGCGTCAATCGTCGGGTCGGTTTCGTCCCAGCTTGCCGGGACTGCGCCAGGGTCAGCGGATGACGACCACTTGACCATGTGCGGGTAGCGCGTGCCCGATTTCGTCAGGTCCAAGGCAATCAAGTAATTTTTGAACGGTCGGACGACTGCGGCCTTCCAGTTGGCATCCCAGCCGGTCAGGTTGGCAAGATCAGTGCCGGTGTTGCCGTTCCAGTATTGCGGGAGTTCTACCCCGTTGTTCATCACGAGAACACCGTTTAGCGTGCCGCCTGTCCAGCGGTCATCTTGCGTCCCGGTGAATGTGCTGCCCGGCGTGATCTCGGTCCGCGTGGTGCCGTCATCGACAAACACCTTTTGCGTTCCCGCGTACACAAAAAACCGCGCCGCACTGGTCTGGAATGCGTCGATGTAGTAAGGCGTGATGGATGGCGTTGTGAGTACCGACGACTCACCTTCCATGCGTTCCGCGCACCCATCACGGAAGCGCATATTCACGGCACGCGACCACGCATTAACCGGCAGTTCTTGGGTCGGCTGGTCCTTGACCAGTCCGTACTGACCAACAACAGGAACGGTGATTTTCGGCATCAGAAACGGAGGGTGAAAGAAAGCTGCGCCACGGCGGGGGTGACGCCACGCACGGGCGGAATCACGGCCAAGTGGGCTTCTGCGAATGGTCGCGGCAGTGGGTAGCTCAGGACGGCAGCAGCCATGGGGATGGTTTTGCCAGAGTTGTAGGAATACCCGTTGACCAGCCCAACCATGGCGCCGGCCCGCAGGTCGCCCAGCTTCAGCGGTTGCCAGCCGCCAAAGGCGTACTGCGAGACTTTGCGCTCCACGGCCTTCTCGCTGTTCGCGTAGGCACCAGCGCCGACGATGTAGGCATCATCCCGGCAGAACAGGCCAGCGCCAGGCACGACGGTATTGAACCCGCCCTGACTGTGCAGGGCCAGGGCCAGGATATGGGGCAGGCAAAGCACAATCAGGCCCCAGCTGTGGCCACGAACCAAGCCAGTTGATCAAGGCGCAGGCTGTACCCTGCCAGCGTGAGCACCGGCACAGCCGTTGCGCCGCCGGCGAGCGTGAGCGCGCTTGCGGTAGGAGTGAGTGGATCGGGCATGATTTGCGTCCAGTCAGTCGTGCCATCCCAGCCGGACCTCATAGGCCCACTGGATGGCGCAGTGGTTGGGTTGCCAGAAAAACAGCCAGTCAATGGCGCCAGCGGTCCAGCCCCAGACTGGGTGACCTTTCACGCGCATGCGGTGCGCCCGACTGGAAAGCGTCTCGCGCCAGATCCCGCCCAGCAGGACGTTGAAGCAGCGGTCGATGAAAAGGAGGATGGTGAGCATGGTCAGGCCCCCCAAGGGGGAGCAAGGACCACCACGGTTTGACGACCCTCAGCCTCGGCCATTTGGGCGCGTAGTTCTGCCTCCAGCGCGGCTGTAGCGGCGCTGAATGCTTGCGGACCGCCCACGCTGGCCACCACCCACGAGGCAATGTCCTCATACTTGACGTTTTCAAAGGGGATCACATCGGCGCTCTCTGCTGGCGGCAGGAGGTCAATGGACCCAAGCGTCGAGGCAACGCGCTTACGGTTGACGATGGCGTTGTACCGCCAGTTCACGGTCTTGATGACTCTCGTTTCTGCGTCAGCCGCGACGCTGAGAACTTCGTATTCAAATTGGGGAAACATGGCACCTCCTTATAACGGTTCAAAAATGTCCAAAGCAATAAAGTATTGGCCAGCGCCGGCGGCGTCAGCGCCGTTTTGGATTTGCAAATTGGTGCCCGAAATGCGCAGGCTCATGTCCCCCCACGCCCAGTTACTGGTTACCAGCTTTGTGCCTATCGCGGAGATCAGCCAACCGTAAACGCTGCTGTACAAAAGGTAATATTCGCAATAGCTGCCGTTGGCCGTCCCGTTTTCACTACCTAGGCATTTGACGCGGCCGCCAAAATGACCAGTCGCAGTCTGCAGGGTGCTCAAGTCAACAACCGTTTCCCAGGTATTTGATGCGCCGATGCCGCTGTTGCCGACGTACTTGCAAGTCGTGCGTATGTTGCCCGCGTGAACGGCCATATCGCCACCGACCGCAAGCCCGGCCCCCTTCGGGTTGGTGCTTCTGTTTACTTCCCCGGGGCCGCTGGTCGCCCCGCCCGCCTTGTCAAACTTCTCCGTGTCCAGCTCATTCAGCGCCGCCTGCACCGTCGTCGCGCTGATCCCGCCCGCTGGCGTGTTAACTACCCCTGATGCCGGCAACCCCGTGCAATTGGTCAGCGTGCCGCTGGCTGGCGTGCCAAGTGCTGGAGTGGTCAGAGCCGCCCCGGTGATGGTGACAGTTCCGCCAGATGCTGGGGAAATGGCGTTGACTGCAAGTGTGCTCATGGTGTGTACCTCAAGAAATAAGGAGTCGGGCGCCTGACGTGACGGTCAGGGTGACGCCAGATGAAACGGTCAGTGGTCCAACAATTCCGGCGTTGTAATCAGCGGGGATCGTGGTGCTGGTGGAAAGCGTGGCCGCGTTCATGACCACGGGAACAGTCAGCGCGCCGGTCATCGTGTCGCCCGCCTTCTGGACGTAAGCGCCCGAGCTGGCAAGTGCGGATGCAAGGTGGAACTTGCCGGTCGTGCTGTTGTAGGTGATCTGAAACACAGACCCAGACACCAGATCTCCCGCACTGAGCGTCGTCCCATCGTTGCGCACGATGGTTTTCACGCCCAGGCTGTTGACGTTGATGGTCGATGCCCCGGTGTTGGTGGCCGGAGACTTGACCAACAGGGTCAGGCCGTCGCTGTAACTGGTGATCTGGACGGTGTTGATGCTGGCGGTGTAGGCGTCTGCCGCCCCACCACCGGCCACGTAGGTTGCCTGACCCAAGAACACCCCGTTCAACTGGCTTTGCGTCGGCGTGACAGCCCCGGTGATGTTGGGGAACGTGGCTTGAATGGTGGACTTCAGCAGGCGGATATGGTCGTCGCCCTCGCTGCGCGGATCACCGCTGGCGGGTTTGCTGCTGTCAAGCTGGTTGACGTAGGTTGCCGATTCGACGGACATGGTTTACCCCGCAGTGACTGAAAGTGGCCCGCCGCTGACTTCTTCGGCGTCGTCCTCGCGCTGTATGCGCTCTTTCGTGGTTTCGTATTTGCCAGCCCACAGAGCTGTGCGCGGGTCGTTCAAAACGAACGGTTCAGCCTCGACCAATGCCGCCCACAAAAGCAGATCGGGAGCGTTCTCGGTGAACCAGTTGGTCTGATTCCAGGTGCCCAAAGCCGCCAGCCGCTTGTAATAGACGCCCTTGAGCGTGTAGCCGCTGTCCGGGTACGGGCCGAAGATGAAGTTGTCAGCCTGGCGCGCGAAGAACTTGGGCTTTCCGTCTGCGTTGCGGGTCGGGTACTTGTCAAAAATCCAATCAGCGGTTTTGCGCTGCAGCTTTTGAACAGGTGTGCCGTCGATGTAGGCAAACTTCATCTCCACATATCCCGATGGCACCGCCACCACGCCCGAGGAAATGGATTCACTCAGGGCGGTCTCCATGGCCCGGATGCGCAGATCCCGGTAAATCCGCAGTTCTCCGAAACGGATGAATTCCGGGATGCTGTCGGTCAGGTCGCTTCGCTTGATCCAGCTTGCAACGGATGCCGCCAGTTGGTCATAGGTGGCAATGGTCATGCCCACCTCTGATGACGGGTGGTGAACACCTTTTTATCGGTGGTCATGAACTTGCTCTGCTCAGACTGCAGGAAGACCAGCGCGCGGCGCATTTCGTCTCGGTCAGGGCTCAGCAAGTCATAACCCATGTTCTTGAGGGCTAAGACGTGTTCCATCGGGACACTGGCCGCAAGCATCAGGGCCTGGCCTTTGCTGCCCACCATCACCGGGGCATTTGTCCGCAGTGCCGCGTTTTGCTCAAACGTTGGCTCTACGTCGTAAATGGTCTGGGTGATGACTTTCCCGTCTTCGACGGTCTTTTTTTCCTGCAGCAGCATCACTCAACCCCGATGAAGCCGACGCTGTAGGTGATCGCGTCGGCGTCCGCGTGCGTTGCAGTGACAGCCACAGCAGCTGGCAGCATGTCCTTGGCAACGGTGTTGGCCGCAGCGGTCAGGGCCGGGTGAACACGCAGCACGGTCAAGCCCGTTGCCGTGATGGCTGCGCTTGCCAGGATGTCGTAGGACGCGCCGCTGATCGGGTCTTCGCCCTTGATGGTGAACACCACCGAAGGCGTCTCCCTGACAGCGGTCACGTTGATGAAGAACAGGCCGGCACAACTGCCCGTTGCAAATGTGGCCGTGCTGGTGGCCGTGCGTTCCGCGCTGTCGAAGATTGGCTGAAATTCTTTGTCGGATGCTCTGGACATGCTGCCCTCCAAATGAAAGAGGGGAGCCGAAGCCCCCCTCTTTGGGTCACGTCAGTGACGGTCAGTAATCGCCCAGGTTGACCCACGTCACCGTGATGGTGCCGCTGATGGTCTGGGTGGCGTCTCCGTCCACGTCCGTGGTCGTTGCATAGGCGGTGTTCAGGTACATCGCCTTGGCGGTCGAGGTGCCGTCAAACTGCGCAGAAGCTCCCAGAGCCGCAGTCACAGCCGTGCCCGCTACGTTGACCGTCGCGGATGACGTGAACGCGGTTGAGGGCAGCAGATCGACCATCGTGCTTGCCAGCGTGGTGCTGGAAGCCGTAGCGGTGCCCAAAGCGATGGCGCCCGTGGAGCTTGCGTTCAGCGTGCTGGCCAGTGCGCTGGTGGTCTTCTGTTGAAGACGTGCCGTGGTGCCGAGAACCAGAATTCGACCTTCCGGGAAGGTGAATAGCTTGGTGCCTTGGTACTCGGTCCCGTTCACAACGGTTTGAGCCACGTTGTCCAGTGTCAGGGTGGTTTGGCAAAACCCGAAATACTGGTTGTGCTTGGCCTTGACGGTAGAAACCGCCACGCTCCCAACGCTGTCCACGGTGTCCACGTAACGGGTCGAACCGTTCGTGTCTTGGATGACTTTTGATCCCATGATGTTTCCTTGTAAAGCGAGAGGGCCGAAGCCCCCTCATGTGGATCAGGAAGTGGTCAGGTCGTACACCGCACCATGGGCCTTCTCGTTGCACACCTCAAGGGTGTACTCAACAAGGATCTGCTTGCGGATGCTGTCGCCGGTCTTCGCCAGGTCGATGGTCTGGAAGTTGCGCAGCGGGGCGAACTTCGCATAGTCGGGATCAACGAAGAAGATGGTTCCAGCCGGCATCTGGCGGCACGGCAGCATGCGCACCTCAGTGCCCAGCGGGTCGATGTAGATTTCGACGTTGTTGGTCACTTTGCGCTTGTCGCCGTCGCTGGTCTTGCTGGAAGACCCGGAGAAGCTCGCCACCTTGCGCTTTTGGAACGAGTTCATGACGCCCAGGCTCGGATTGCCACCGTTGTCCCAGCACAGAGACAGTGCCGATTCAAAGTGGGTTTCCTGCAGCGCGCGCGCGGTGCCCGTGGTGTAGGTGTCCGAGCCGTTGCCGGTGGCAGCAGTGCCGTCGCTGGCCTTGCTGATATTGGTCTTCACGTAGCACGACAGACCGGCAGACTTGCGGGCGGTGCTGGAATTGCCAGCCACATAGGCCACGTTCTGGAGCAGTACGGTTTCAACGTCGCGCTTCAGCTCCTTCATGCGGTCTTCCATCTGGAGGGCCATTTCCGAAGAACGTCCAGCCTTGTTGACCGCTTCCTGCGTGCCGGTGACGCGGGCCACCTTGTCAGAGATCTGGGTGTAGTTGTAAACACGGGTGTTGGCCGTGCTGGCGTCGGTGGTGGCGTCGTCACCTTCCAGAACAGCATTTGAGCCGCTGGCAGCGGTCAGCGCACGGGTTTGCCATTCGTGCTTGGTGCTGGTGGACTTGCCCTTGGGGAGCGCCGTCAGAAACGGGGTTTCCGTGGGGGTCACGTCATAGATGATATCGCTCAGGTCTTCGCGGTTGCCTACGCTGTCGTAGGTGGTGAAAGTGTCGGATGGCAGTCCCATGGTGTACCTCTAAATAGAAAAATTGGTTAAGCCCGGCCAGTGGCAAGCAAATAGGCTGCAATGCCCGACTTACCACCGGAGTTCTTGATGGATGCGCGAATGTTTTTCAGTTGCGCGCTGGGGCCGTCCTGCTGGGCTTGGCCCGGCTTGACGATCTTTGGCGCCGTGCGAACGCGGTTCTCAATCTCAGGCTTTTTGGCCTGCAACTGATCGAACAACATGGCCTTATGCAAGGCCGCGACAAGGTGAGCGCTGACCATCGGGCCATTGGAAACGGCCTCGACCACCTCAGCAGGCATTCCGCTTTGGATCGCCCATTGCCGCACTGCGGTAGATTCCTTGTGGAAAACCTGCGGGTCTTTCCAGGCGGGGACCAAGTCCACCAGCTTGGCGGCTTCTTGTGCCGTGCGCTGCTGGGTCGCGTGTGCGGTTCGCTGTTGTTCCTGCGCTTTCGCTTGATCAACCGTGGCAAATACCTGGTTGATCTGGCTTTCGCGGCGCTTGTATTCCTGCTGAAGCGCAGCCCATTGGCCGGGGTCAGTTGCGCGGAGGGTGTTCCAATCGACCGACTGGTATTCCCTCAAAAGCTCCTGAGCGGCTGTCTGTGCCAGCGCGTCAACCTGCTGCAAACGCTGTTGCGCAAACTGATTCGCTTCTTGCATGCGAGCTTCTGCGGCTTTGTGGGCCTCAGCTACTGCGCGTGCCTTGTTGTCGATGTGCCCCTGAAGTTGGTAGGACTTCAGCAAGTCTTGGAGCTTGGCAGTGCCCTCCGTGCCGTCGATCTTGGTCTTGACCTTGATGGTTCCGTCTTCGTCAACGTCAACGGAATCGGCGTCAATACCCAGATACTTTGCGACATCGGCGGTCGTGATCTGCGGCCCCTCGTCTTGCTGATCGCCATCGCGGCCAGGCTCAACGGGTTTTTCTGCTGCTTGTGCAGGCGCTGGCGCGGTCTGGTCCTGTGCGGACTGTTCCGGGGCCGGTGCCTTGGGTGCTGGCGTGTCCTCAGCAGCCAGGAAACGCTGGATGCGTTCTTGCGTACTTGCGCCCTCGGAAGGGGTAGGGTTCTGCTCGTCGCTCAAAGTGATAACTCCTGCGGTCGTCTCTCGACGATGCGCTTTGCCCCAAACAAAAAGCACCCGAAGGCGCCTATCTCACGGGGGGGCTGTTCCCGCGCTATCTCATGAACCGCAAAATTCCTTTCTTGCGTTCGATTTCTGTCATCTGGATCTCTGCAATGTCGCCATCGTCGATCTTTCGCGTGATCTCACGCTTGATGGCCTGCAATAGCTGCTGGCTGATCACGATGCGCTGGGCTTTGTCCTTGTCGTCCGGGTTGCAGGACAGAGCAGAGGTGTGCAGGTAGCCCTCAACAGCCGCAAAGGCCTCTTGGAAATGCCTGTTTTCCAGCAGTTGCTTTGCTTCTGCCCGAATGATCTGGCGTTGTTCGTAGTCCATCACATCCCCTGCATTCCGGCAGCGATGCCGGGCGCCGCAATGTCTCGCGGCATGTTGGCAATCATCAACTGAACCTCAGCCTTCATCGCTTCGATGGCTTCGCGACTGGCGCGGTCCTTGTCGGCTTGCGCGTTTTCAAATTGGAGCTTCAGGCCGTCGATCTGTTGCTTGTACTGCTCCTGCAGTTGCTTGATCTGCATGGCAAATTGGCCCTTGACCTGTTCGGCCTCTGCCAACGGGTTTCCAGGGCCTTGCCCGCGCTGCTGCTGCATCTGCTGGTACTGCGGACTCGCCGGGGACATGACGTATTTTTCTGGCATGTCAAAGCCCATCGTTTTCGCCAAGTCCTCGAACAATGAGAATGCCTGCGCAGGCCCGACAAGCCCGAAGGCACCGCCTAGCTGCTGCTGTAGCTGGGCCACCAGCATGAGCTTTTCGCGCTTCTGTTCCTCGTTGCCGGTGCCCAGGCCGACACGTACGGTCAGGTCGGTGCGTTCCCGCCATTCCTGCGGGTTGACGTTGGTCCAACTGCCGCGCAGGCGAACCATGCGGGGCTTGTCCTGGTGCCGACACAAAAGGCCGTGGACCTGCATCACCAGTTCCTTCACGCCTGTTTCGGCAATCAGGCGGGTGATCATCTCGATCTTCTGACTGGCGCGGTTCAGGTTCTCCATGAAAGCGCCCTTGGTGGACTCTTTCAACACATCGGGGTCCATTCCGGTGCTGGCCTTGGTCAGTCCGGTGCGGCCTTCCTTCACGCGGTCGAAGTAGTCCACCACCGGGAGGATCTGCCCGATGATCGGCGTTGCCTGCACAGCCTCAGCGGCACCAGAGACGGGCATATCACCCTTGACGCGCTTCACACCACCTGGCAGGCTGGTCATGAAGTCCTTGAGGTTCACCCGCTCATTGACCAACCATTGATTGTTGTTGGTCAAGTAGATGTTGTCTAACATCTGCCGGGTCAGCGTGGTCTTGATCTCCGCCAGATCGGCCAGTTCGTCATCCAGGGATTCGCCAACGTGGCGGTGCGGGACGCGCTTGGCAACGAAGCCGGTAATCGCCACAGCCGGGATAGGCTCATTCCATTGCTTGCCGGGCGGGATCTTGTTGCCAACGGTGACGACCTTGCGCAGCTCTGCGATGCCGTCGCCATCGAAATCGACGCGCACATACGCCTCGCAATACTCGATCTCGTCCATTGAACGGTCGATGATGTTGGCGCCCGTTGATTTGCTCTCGTCGCTGACAGAATCGCGGCTGTATGTCTGCAGATCGTTGTCTGTTTCGTTCAGCGCCGGAAGGTCGTCCACGAAATCACGCGGCATGCCCATCTCGATCAGCTCTGATCGGGTCTTGCGGGTCACATGCTCGGTGAAAGGGCTCTCCTGCAGCGACCCACGGCAACGCTTTGAAACGCGGATTTCCTCGGTCGGCACGGCCAAAACCGTCACCTTGCCTGACTTGCGCGTGACCTTCAGAGTGAGATTGAACAGCTCCACAGGCATGGGGCCTTGCGGGGTGTCGATCAGTTCGGTTGTCGATTCCTGCTCGGTGATCTCTACCTTCGCGCCCTCCTGCTCCAGGGCGCCCAGCATTTGCGCGATCTGATCCAGCGTCAGGCCGCTGTAAGGCACCTCTTCGACCTTCTCGGTTTCTTCCCAAAAGTGCTTGGCGTAGCCGTTCTTGAGTAGAAGCGTGTCCTTGATGGCGTCATGGAGGACCATGAATCCATTGTTGTCACGCATGATCACCTGGTTTGTGTAATCGCTCTCCTGCTGTGATAGCTGCTCGTCCTCTGGTCCAATCGGGTCAAACTCAGCGATAGAGCCGGATTGCGTGAAAACGCGCATGATCGACGGCAAGGCCCAATCCACGGCCTCAGCCAAGTCCTTTGACACGACCGCCGAACGGCCTTCAACCTCGTTTCCGTAGGGCCTGCCATGGTAATGATCCATGGCTTTGGCGCGTTCCTGCGAAAGCTGGCCGTCCTCCACGCCCAGCGCATCGCGCCGCATGGCGGAAACAATCGCGGCCAGATCTTCCGGGCTCATCTTGCTCACTCTGCGGTGTCCTCAAACGTCAGGCCATCGGTCGGCAGGCCCTGACCTTCCAAAGCAGCGATGCAACGGGCGATGCGTTCGGCACGCGGCAGGCTGATGGATTGACCGGCCCAAACGCGGTCGGCGTACGCTTGAGACGGAGACACCTCGACCCATTGCACATCGGTGTAGTCCTTCTGCTCGGGCTGCTCTGCTGCAGCTTTGGGCGGTCGTCCGCGTCGTTTCGGTTCGGTCATACGATGTACTTTGTATTGATGGAAATTGGCTTGTCCCAATCCCCGCCGTCGTTGCTGAGTTCGTCCGCTACCAAGGCCAGATAGCGGAATGCGTCCGCGCCGTGGCTGAATTCATCGTGCAAAGGTTGCACGGCCTCGCCGGTCTTGTTGCTGATGTTCCAGCGGTATCGCTTCAGGCACTCGACAAGCCTTTCGGTGCGTGGCTTGTGAAAATAGACCCGAGGGAACACCTCCCGCGCCCGGTCAATCCCGCTGTTGACTGCCATGTTTGGCACCCTGCGAACATCCCAGCCAAGCCCACGGAGGATCGAGGCATCATCCTTGCCGGTCTGGTGCCGGGTGTGAAACCCGTCGTGCGGCAGGTACAACCCGCCCCAGTTCATCGGCTGGTCATCCAGTCGAAGGCCCCGCAGTTCCGCGCTGTAGTCAGCCAGAATCCGCTGATTGCCCTCGATGTAGTGAATTACCCGGACTTCACTGGCCACCTTCTGGGCCAGGATCAGCGTCATGCTGTCCGCCATGCCCAGGTCAAACACAATGTGCGTCTTCAATCGGGCATCGTGCGGGGCTTCCCTGATCCGCCCGGCTGCGATGCTTGCCGCCATGCTGTCAAAGTAGATCGCGCCCTCAACAGCGGGCTTGCATTTGCCCTCCCAGATGTGGGCGTAGTCTTCTGCCCGCATCGTCTGTTGTGCGTGCTTCCGTTCGGCATCCAGCACGGTCGGAAAATACGGGTTGTCCCAATAGTTCATCTCGACCGAGATGCAATCGGGGGGCGGGTTCAGCACAAACCGCTGGTGCGTTTCGTCGCTCTCAAGCTGCGGGTTGTACGTGGCCCAGATCTCCGATCCTTCCTTGCGGATGGTCGGGATCAGAATGTCCCATGACCTTTTGCTGATGGCCTGCGCTTCTTCGCACCAGACAATATCGACGCCCTCAAACGACTTGAGGGATTCCGCCGTCTGGTCTGACAAGCCAGAGAAATAAATCTGTGAACCGTGCGGCCCCCGGATCTCCGTCGCCAGCACATCGAATACCGGGCCAAGACCCATCGCGCCAATCTGATCGGCCAGCAACTGGTGAACCGACTGCTGAATTGACTTCTGGACTTCGCGGGTGCAGAGAATTCGCGTCTTCTGCTGGGCACAGCGCAAAAGCAGCGCCCTGGCAAAGCCCCAAGACTTGCCAGACCCACGGCCACCGTAGGCGACCTTGTACCGGCATGGCTTGAAAAGGAACTTGAGCTTTTTTGGGAACCGCGCTTCAACCTCAATCGAAGTTGACATTGACCGCGATCCTCATATCCACTTCGTGCTTCGACGGAGCCAAGAAACCATGCATGGCGTTCAATTCCTTGATCGCGCTCACTTTGTCAGGATTCCGGCTTTCCTCGTCGTCTGCAATCTCGGACAGCACCCGAACCGACTTTTCGCGGGTCCAGATGTGTTTTTCAGCTACTTTTGCCCTTAGCTCTGCGACCCTTGATGACACCTTAGTGTTTTTCATCAGGTTGCACGCATTCACCTGAATTGACTCCGCTTTCATCCTCCCGGCGTCGTAAGCCTTGCGGTAGGCATCGGCTTGGGTCATCCCGTCCGCTACTGCCTGCGCGAATGCTTCTTGTTTGGCCGTGAGTTTCACTTTGTCCTCGGGTTCCTTGGTTGTCTGGTGTGTCCAACAAGCCCCCGGCGTCCCAAGAAGGAGACTGAGCTGATAGCCGGGGGCTGCTGGTGCCTGCTGTTTACCCAAAGCAGGTGGGCCTGGCCTTGATCCCGTGGCCGGAAATGAGGAACCGGCTGGATCGTTGAGCGGTCAGGGTTTGGTCTGCACAAAAGAAAAGCCGCCCGGGTAAGGCGGCAGTTCCCGATAGCTTTCGCCATCTCGTTGACAAGACGTGATAGAAGAATACTATCGATTCAGGAAAAAGACAAGACGTAGGTATTGACTTACCTACGTCCGATCCTTTGCCCTGCTGTTTGTCCTGACGGGGGAGGCTTTCACCTCTTGGATCATCTTGATCAGCACCATGTACTTGTTATCGGGCGCTCCTTACGGGAGCCAATCGCCTACCGTTTGCACGGTGTCTTAACCTCTTAGCCCGTTTCGCCGTCTTCCATGGACCACGGCCAGCCGTCTTGTCAGTGAAGCTGCCACAGGTTCGCCTGTAGTCGCCCGCCTCTTTTCCGCGTGGTATCAGCGGGATACCCTTGATTTCTACGGCTCGGTTGACCGATTGGCCCGATAGCTTT